TGGCTCGCCCTTCGCTCCGAAGGTCACGATCCTTGATGCTGCTGATAAGAGCGATCCTTATGGACAGCGCGTTGTTGCGTCCTTCAAGACGTTCTATGCGGCCAAGCAACTCGATCCTCGGTTCTTCCGAGTCATCGTTGCGAAGTCCAACTACAGCTAATAATTAAATGGGAACTATGCTAGTCATTGGCATGGGTTCTAGGAAAGCTGGGGAGGGTAAAACCTCCCCAGCCTCTTCCACTAAGGAGAAACCAGCTATGAAAGAAGGATTGGTTAAATTGCCGATCTCTATGTTCGAGCTAGGTGAAGGCGAAGAAAACGCCACACCAGAAGCTGGAGACATGGTGGAACTGGAAGGTGTAGTGGAGAAAATCGAAGGTGGTGTGGCTATGGTGCGTGTAAACAACGCTATGGCTGAAGCATCTGAAGAAGAATCCGCTGTACCCGAAGAGTCCGAAGAAGACCGTATGATGAAGATGGCCGAGGAGTCGGATAAGGAAAACTATAGCTAATGCCTGTTTACCAGTACGAGGACACCAGAAATGGGAAAGTTGTCGAACTGGAAAAGGCTGTGGCCGAAAGGGATTCTGTCCCTCGTTACCTTAAACGATTCACCGTCCCGCAAAGATTGAGCCTAGTGGGGGTTGGCGAACCCCTCGACAACCCGCTGGGAGTCAATCAAACAAACTTAATGAAGGGGTACTATCGTCAAGAACAAAAGCTTGGCAGTAGATTCAAAAGTAAGTTCACGCCAGATAGCATCAAACGTGAAACTTTAAGGAGAAAAAAATATGTCAAATGAGTTTCAGCGCAGTCCGATTAAAGCGAAGAATAAGTCCGTTCGTATTGACGGATCTAACTTCGCCAATGTGATTGAGTTCACGGCAAGCTCCAGCGGTGGCACTGTTAACACAGTTGCAACAGCCCCAGCGTCCTTGAACGTGACTCTTAACGGCACGAGCTATCGCATCGCGCTACACAGCTAATGTCACGCGCATTAGATAAATTCCAGGGTCAATACGGATTTTCCGTAGGGACGCAAGGAACAGCTCCTGCTGGCTATTGGGCAATCCAGATGCTTGAAAACACCACGTTTAGCACGATTAGTGGTAAATTCGATGGTACTCTGACAGGCGTTACGATTGGCTCTGGCAACATCATCTACGGCGAGTTCAACAGCTACACGGCTGGAACTGGCAAGGTGATCGGATACATAGCTGGTTAATGATTCAAGCAACCACACCGCCAAAGGTTCAAGTCCTTGGCGGGTGATTGCATTGTAATTTTATGCCCTCGCTAAGTCTTAATATTGGATTAAACAACGGAAGAAAACTTCCGTTTGGTGGCGGGGCTGCACCATTGGGGCTACCAGCACAAATTATAGTTTCTGGTGCTTCAGGGGGAAATGGAGTTTACACAAAAACAGATCAAGCCCAAATTTATACGCCAGCACCTATACCAGGAACATTTAATTATGTTGATATAGGGTTTGGATACTATATTACATCACCTGGAAATACAAATAACAACGCAGATTATGATGGAAGTACTTGGGTTTTTGCTGAAGGAAACGATGTAGCAACTGTTTTGTCCCAAAACACAAGTACAGACGCAAACAATCTACCGACAACTGGCTGGTCTCCATCAATCACCATCACCGCCGCTTGATGAACCCCACCTAGCGTGTTAAACTAAAAAGGACAAATATATGGGCCGTCAATGGAACACGATTATTGAGAGTTTAGGTCCGCTTTCTGGCGGTACTGGCTTATCGATTAACGCCAACTTAACAGAGTTAGAGGCGTTGGTCACAACCCTCCAAGCAGACGTTGCTGATGGCGTGCGCATCCCAAACGCCACAACTGGCGGAACTGGTCCTACCGATTTCACCTCGACCAGCTACGGCACGATTGCAACGGCAAGCACTGGCAGGCTGGGATGCACAATCTTCAATTCTGGACCAGGCAACCTACACGTTATGTTAGGCACAGCCACAGCCAGCACATCAGCTTTCAGCGTTAGACTAAGTGCTGGAGACTACTACGAAGTCCCATTTAACTACACTGGCTTGATTGGTGGCATCTTTGCAACCGCTGGAACTGCTGAAGTTACGCAGTTGAGCTAGGAGTAGGCGATGCCTCTTGTAAAAGCTAAAACAAATTGGTTTAACAATGTATCAGACTTTGATTTGTTGGATGATTTTTTTCTTATAGCGAATGGTCTTTTTCTTTCGCAAACAACTGCGAATGGTGGTTTTGCCGACAATCCAGCATTCACAAACCCTCAAGTTAATGGTTTATATTATGCAACAACTTGGACTGGAACTACTGGTGCGGCTGGTTTGGGTGGATCAATTTCAATAAATCTTTCTAGCTGGAACAGGCTTTCGTTAGCCTTTCGATTCATTCTAAACACATTGGCCGATGGGACAAACTCATATAGGGTTTTCCTTGGTTTCAATAGCAATCCATCAGCCGCCGCTGGGGTAACCACAAGAAGTGCTGGCTTCTTCTACAGCAACGCAACGCCAAATTGGCAGGCTTACACCTACAATAGCTCTTCTGGAACAACAACCGATACTGGAATTGCCGCATCTACAGCGGCATTTAACACATTTTTAGTTAGAGCAAACGGAACAAACTCGGTTGAGTTTTTAATTAATAATGTTCTTGTAGCAACTCATACTACAAACATTCCATCGGCCGCAGTTTCTCCTTATTTTTCTATCTTAAAAACAGCAGGAACAACTCAAAGGGACTTTTATATTGATTGGGCAAGATTCTCTGGTTCTGGAAATCCTAGAACATTGGATGGTAGTATTTAATGCCCCTCATCTTCCTCACCCTCTTGCTCTGCTCCTGCTCGCCACGGCCAGTAGACCATAATAATCCGCTTCCGCGCTACTCGGACATGTCTGCCGCTGCCGATGCAGGAGCAGTAAGTTCTGGTAATGTCAAATGAAACGCATCGCCATGTGGCTGACCAATTTGAGTTTGCGTTTCTTAATGACGGGGCAGGAATACGCCTGTTTCAAGGAGGCGTTAAAGTTTGCCGTGGAGAACAACAACATGGTCAAGGAGACAAAGTACATTGGCAAGGTAAAGCATCTCCTATCTGTCAACAGAAGCATCAAGCGGATAGTCGAGGAAGGGCGGGATCGGGACGAGGTTGTGGATGCCGTTGTCCATCTTGCAGTTTCACTAAGATACTTGGAGGGTAAAGGTCGTGAGTCTTGATGAGGTTTCGGATCTTAAGGACAGGGTTGCCAGCGTATCAGAGCGACTTGCTAGGATGGAAGAACGCCAGATGACGTTGATCTCAATGATCGAAAGGTCACTTGCTTTTCACGGGGATGTTGCTAATAGATTAGGTGCGCTAGAACACCTGCGGACGAAGGTTCTGGCTGTAGCTGGGCTAATAGGGCTTGCTTGCTCAATGGCCTGGGATGTCCTCAAAAACCGCCTTTCTAACTAGGAGACTAAATGCCCACACTTGGAACACAGTTAATCAGTACCAGCTATCCACAACTCCTAAAGACATTTGGGACAGGAGGAGTTGATGGCACGCTCCAGGTTGTTACTGATGGAGACAATACATCTTCGGCTCTTCAGATTTCTACAACTGGCGTAAATAGCACTGGATCTTTGTCTGTTGCTGGTGCATCAACATTTACTGGTGCTGTTACTTTTGGGACAAGCATTACAGCATCTACTGGTACGGCCACGATTGGGACTCTGCTTGCTTCTGGTCCTGCCACATTCGGAACAAACCTTACCGCCTCAACTGGAACTGCAACGCTAGGCACGATTGCGTCAACTACGATTAACAATAGCGGACTTGCCACGGTTGGCACGCTAGGGATTGGTGGTTTGGCTGGACCAAAAATAACAAATGTTTCCTATGGCACATTTGCTTTTTCTGGAGGTACGGTTCAGACACACGCTGCTAACGATACCACAATTGGTACATTTGGGTTGCCTTGTCAGCTTGGCGACATTGTGATTGCTTCAATCAATAGCCTTGGATCAACCACTGGCACTGGTGCTTTGATTGCAACAAACTTCTTTCCTATAGCAACGGATGTTGTCGAATACAACATAATCGGAAAAGGCTCAACCGCTGGGACAATTCCCGCAGGAACAATCTTCGCAACCGCACTGAGGTTTACAGCTTAATATGGCAACAATTCTAAATCGTCAAGTTACCTTCTCAACCAACGGAACAGTAACTGCTGCTGGTCTTCACAATCTTATTGATGAGACTGAGATTTATGCTGGTATCATTACAACCCAGCCAGCAATAGCCAGCGTTGGTAGCTCTGACCAGCTATTGATTGCTGACGCAGACCTAACCCCAACATCCGCGCCTCGCAGGGTTACGGTTGGAAGTATGTTCAACGATGCGTTGAGTAACGGAATTTATACAAGCTCAAGCTTTACTGGAACACTTACGGCTGGAAGTTTTGTTGGCCCATTGAATGGCAACGTAACTGGAACGATTGTTGGAACAGGCGGGACGATTTCAAGCCTTACAACTGGAACGACTACTTCCACAGCGGCCAATATAACCAACGGAACGGTTCAGACGCTGACGGCGAGTACGGGAACAATTGGAACATTTAATAGCACGACTGGAACGGTTGCCACGCTGAATAGCACTACGGGTACGATTGTTGGGCTAAATAGCACGAATGGTACAATTGGAACATTTAATAGCACTACTGGAACAATTGCTACGCTGAATAGCACTACTGGAACGGTGCAAACATTAACATCTTCTACAGCCACAGTAAACGAGATTGTTACCACCAAGAACATTGCTATCAACGTAACTACTCTTGCTACTGCAACTGGAACTCAAAATCTTGATTTCACCAGCCAAGGATACCTAACTCATTCAATTACTGGAAACATCACATATACGGCCAGCAATTATGCTGCTGGAAGAAGCTTGTCGGTAAGAATTACGTGTGACGGAACGCAAAGAAACTTAACATTCCCAACCAATTGGGTATTCGTTGGATCAAAGCCAACAGCAATTGCGGCAAGCAAGATTGCAATTCTTTCAGTAACATCATTTGGAGCAACAGAAGCAGAAACAGTTGCAGCATACGCAGTTCAGACGTGAACACTCTTGGTTTACGGAATCTTGGATTTCTTGGCACTAGGCGAGGAATCATAGCTACTGGTGGAGCTGAGACTGACTCTGGTGGCTACAGGATTCATACATTTACAAGTCTTGGTACTTTTTCAGTAGCTCAAGGAGGAACTGTAGAGGCTCTTGTGGTTGCTGGAGGAGGAGGTGGTGGATCAAGAAGAGGTGGTGGCGGAGGAGGAGGCGGAGCATCATACAGCACGAGCATTTCGGTCAGCGCGGCAAATTATGTAATAACAATTGGTGCTGGTGGCGGAGGTGGAGATAAGGATGCAACTACAGATGGAACAAATGGGAATACTTCATCATTTGGAACTCTATCAATAGGAACAGGTGGAGGTGGAGGAGGATCAACAAATCGCCCAGGTGTAGCTGGTGGTTGCGGAGGAGGCGGAGGCGGAGCGTCAGCAAGTTCAGTAACTCAATCTGGCGGTACTGCATCACAAGGATTTTCTGGTGGAACAAAATTTGGGAATGTTTCTGGTGGTGCTGGAGGTGGAGGCATGGGTGCTGTTGGAGTTAATTCATCCACAACAACTGATGCCGCTGGTGCTGGAGGTGCTGGACTTTCATACAACACATCTGGAGCAAGTTCTTTTTATTCTGGTGGTGGCGGAGGAGGAGCGAATACAGGAACTCCTGCTGGAACTGGCGGAACTGGTGGAGGTGGTGCTGGGGCAACTGGGGCTGCTGCAGCGTCAAATGGAACTGCGAATACTGGAGGAGGAGGTGGAGGCGGTGCTACTGTGTCTGGAACTGGCTATACATCTGGAAACGGCGGATCTGGAATTGTCATCATAAGGTATCTATTATAATTTATGGCACACTTTGCTGAAATTGATGGTAGCAACAAGGTTCTACGAGTAATCGTAGTATCTAATAACGATATTATTGGCCAGAATGGTAACGAATCCGAGCAACTTGGCAAAGACCTGTGCAACCGAGTTCTTGGTGGCAACTGGGTGCAAACATCGTATAATGCAAATTTTAGGGGTTCATTTGCATCAATTGGATGTCTGTATGATCCAATTCAAGACATTTTTTACGCAGATCCTTCAACAATATCAAATGAACAAATAGAGGAATAATAAATGACCCTAACTGAAATCGCTCAGTACGCAGGCGAGAAGGTTGGCAAGACCGATGCCGACACGCTTACCTTCTTGCAGAAGGCTGCAAGCTTGGCTTACCGCCGAGTGTGGGACTTTGCGCCTTGGCGTGAGACTGTAACCAACTCAACCTATTCAGTTGGTACAAACAGGCAGATTACGCTAGGCACGAATGTTGAGACTCCTCTGTCGGTGGCCTACAACGATGCCGAAGTTGACCCGATTGACCTAGCCACCATCATCAGCCAAGACCCAGGCTTGCTGTCTGATGACCGCACTGGTGATCCAGATACCTACCATTTTACAGGTCGTAACAGCAGTGGTATTGCACAGCTCAACCTTTACCCAAGGCTTGCCACATCTGGCACGATTCCTTTGCGTGTTGTGGAGAAACTGAAATGCCTTACCAGAACGAACTACATCGTTGACTTTCCTCCGTCTACAGACGCTCTTGGTGACGAGCTTCGCTTGCCCCACGTTCATCACTTGGTTCTTGCCTTGACTCACGCTGACGCACTGGAACGCGAACGGCAGTATGCCAAGGCGCAGGCAATTACGCAGGGTGCAAATTCTGACCTTGCTGCTATGGCTAACTACGAGTTGAGCCAGGTTGGAGGAGTGAAGCAGATCACTCCGCAAAGTTTGGGCGATCTAACCATAGAAGAAATGTTCTCGGCTTAAAGGAGGCATTATGCCTTACTACTCGGATAACCTTGACGATCTCTTGGCGTTTGACGGAATCCGTAGCTTTACGGGCGGTCAAGCAAGCGGACTGCAATCTGACCTACTAGCAGAAAACCAAGTACAAGAGATGTACAATATGACCCTTTCTCCAAAGGGTAATCTTGAGACTCGCGTAGGTACTACAAGCTTTGCAACTGGAGCAACCAGCACATCAACATCAGTTGGTGGAATGCGATACTTCGAGACATACAACTACCAGCAATTGCTTACAGTAACGCAAGGCAGATTTTATAGTATTGACTCAGCAGGAACAACAACCCTACATCCAGCCGATACAACCTGGGCTAATACTGCAAGTACATTTGGATCATATGAGCAAATATGGTCCAACGGATACAGCGTTGATGCCGATGTGGAAGTTAGCTTTGCTCAGTTTAACGACAAGATGTATATGGCAGATGCTGATAGCGACCTGCATTTCTGGGATGGAACAAGAGTAACAAGGCAAGGCGGGAAGTTGCGAGCCATTACCGTTACAAGCAGTGGCGTGGGATACACAACAGCTACAGCTTTTGTAACTGGGCCAGATTGGGGCGGTACAAGTCCAACCCTAATTACACAGGTAGCTGGTGGAACTATAACCGTGACCGTTTCAGACGGAGGATCTGGTTACTCTGGCGCACCTAATGTCACAATTATTGGCGATGGAATTGGGGCAACCGCAACCGCAACTGTTAGCCCGCCACCACAAGATTTAAGGCTTTTAATAAATGCTGAAAATAGGTTGATTGGAGTTGGGTCTGGAGAGTTTAGGAATACTATTTATGCTTCGGACATTCTTGATCCGAATGTATGGGATTCCTCAAATAGCATCGTTGTCAACGGAGATGACGGAGACGAGATAACAGCAATTGTTCCTTACTACAAGAATCGAATTATTGTTTTCAAGAAGCGAAGAATATTCCAACTTGACATTCCTCCAGATGCAACATCTGCAACGGATTGGATTGTTTCGCTTATCTCAAACAATACTGGATGCGTTGCGACTGGGAGTGCAGTTCAAGTAAGCAGCGATATTCTATTCTTGTCGGACAACGGTATTAGGTCGCTTGTTCGCTCGGTTGCTGACGATTTTACATCAGTAGGAATACCTCTTTCCGAGGTTGTCAAGGATGTCATCCAGAACATTAACACGGAGTCCATTCGACTTGCCACGGCAATCTTTTACGACAACCGATACTTCTTGGCCGTACCGACTGGCTCAAATGATTACAACGATACGCTGATTGTTTACAATACAGCCTTGAATGCGTTTGAGGGTACTTGGAGTCCACAGGTTATGCAGTTCACCCTGACCAACTACAACAACGAGGGATCAAGAGCAGTATTCAAAAAGATCAACGGAGTCATTGAAAAGTATTCTGGATATAAGACTCCCGCTGGCACTACATTTGAGGACTACAAGGATGCTGGGACTGAGTATCAGTCCTATGTGCGAACCAAGGACTTTAACTTTGGCGATCCCTTCTCGGCCAAGTACGGTAGCCATTTCGAGGTTATCTTTGATAACTCATTCTCAAACGATACTTCTATATTCATCCAGCGTGATACCGATGTTGGCGATGTTGTGGTACAGCCAAACATCAACATTGCAAGCACGACCTTAGTATTGCCATTTGTTCTGCCAGCAGCACTGCCCACAATCACAAAGAAGAGGATTGCCAGCGACCTGCGTAAGTATGAGAAATGGCGTTTGCTTAACATCAAGATTTCAAGCACTGGCAACAAGCTGGCTGTACGCCAAATCGTAGCTGCTGCCAACCCAGATACAATTGAAATTCAGAAGGCAATATGACGGCTATTGAGTACATTGAGGAAAGTGGCGTTCCAGAGGCTATGTGGCCTAACCTGGCTGAGTGGTTTGACTGGTTTGAGAAGCAGGGTATGGTCGGGATTGTTAGGGATGAGGAGGGCATAGCTGGGGTGGCTTTGGCTAGGTGCATAAAGGATGGGCAAAAGGCTGATCATTATGTGCATAGCGAAGATGGTGAGAATGTGTTTGTTGATTTGACTATCTCCTCAAAAGGTGCTAAATCCTTACGATGCTTGCTGTTGCTCCTTTGGGAGCGTTTTGGTCCTCGCAAGCGGATCACATTCAATCGTTCTGGTAAACCAAAGGATTACGACTATATGACATTTATGCGAAAGGCTTTACTCTAATGGGTGGCGGTCCTTCTATTCCTGCACCTCCTCCGCCTCCCAACCCACTTGAGGCGGCTAGGGCTAACGATCTTTTCTATCGTTCTTCGCTTGAGACATACATCCAGAAACAGCCAGATGTGGCGGCCTTAGAGCAACGCCTTCGAGAGAAGTATTCTCCTCGCCAGCGTGAGCTGGAACGCCAGATGTCGGCATTAGATTTGCAAAAATCAGCCCAAGCTGGCTTACAGGTTGAGCGTGAGCTTGGCCCACAGCGTTCTTTAGAGGCTATGCGCCGTCAATTTGAAATGTCTCCAGATACTTTTGCAACTCAGCGTGGCTTAGGTCAGCAGGCAGCGGTTCAATTTGCACGCCTTTATGGTCAATCGCCTATGGGCGCAGTTCCACAAGAGGTTCAGCAGAGCCAAGGCGTAAACCAAGTTGATTATCTTAGCGGACTTCCAAGGACAGGAATAGTTTAATATGGCAGCCAAAAAACCAGCAGTTGATCCGAATCAAGCTTTAATTGACAAGTACACTGCGGCTGGATTGTCAGACGTAAAGAATACTTATGTAAAGACGGTTGGGAATAAACAAGTATTTGATACAGCAGCAGCGGATAAAGCTGTTTTTGAAATTCCGAAAATAACAAAGGCAGAAACCAATCCAGACAGTTTTACTAAGGCAGTAACAAATTATTCAAATATTCTTTCTCAAGCGCAACAAGTTGGAATAGCAAATCTAAACACAAAAGATCAGCAAGCGTTAAAAGATGCGGCAAGACTTGTTCGTGATTTTGATTCAAAAAATTTAAGCCTTGATGCGAAACAAGTAATTGCAAATATTACTGAAGGAACTGATCTTATTGATCAGATCAATGAACAAAGAAAGAATGTAGAGATACAGCAATATAGGTCAAAAGGGCTAGACGTTGATGGCGTAACAAAGATTAGATTGTCTAGCAAGGAGCGTGAAGCTGCTAGGGGCAGGCTTGTTACAGAGCAAGACACGTTGCGTAGGCTGGAATCAACAGCCACAAATACAGCACCCAAGCTTGGCGAGTCGCTGACAAGGCTTGGCTTGGCCGATATTGGAGTAAACATAGGGTCGGCTGTTGCTGGAGTTAAAAAACTTTCAACAGGGCTTGAGGCTCTTCGTGGCGAGAACTTCTTTGATGTAAATAAAAGCGGTCTTGCTGGAAGGCTGAACGTCCAAGTGACGGACGAGCAAATTCTTAATGACATCAATACTCAAAGCAGGAGTCAATATAAAAGTCTTTATGATATTGGAACTGCGGCAGTAACCGATCTCCAAAGCCAACTCGATCAAGCCAATCAAATATATGCGGATCTTCCTGCTGGAAGAAGTAAGGATGAAGCTCAAAAATCAATTGATACATTAAAAAGCGAACTTGCCCAAGCACAAAAAGACACGCTCGAAGCCAAGAATCTTTACGAAGGATACAAGCCAATCAGCGGTGAGCAGGCTACTTCTGCTTTGGCAAAATTCAGAGAATCACTCCGCTTACCAGAAGAGCGTACTATTGCTCAAATTGAAAGCATTGATCCTACGATTGGCGCGACTGTTCGCGGTCTTTCCAAGCAATATCAGGCGATGGCCGAGACTCCTCTTGGCCCAACGACAACCCAGCAGACTGAAGACCTCCGCAACCAGATCGAGCAGGAAGCGTTAAACCAGCTTCGCCTTGGATCTACTCTTGGTGCTGAAGAACGGCGTGGTTACGAACAAGCAGCTAGGGCAGCACAGACTGCGCGTGGAAACGTATTTGGCCTTGGACCAGCAGTACAAGAAGCGGCAAGCATTGGGGCAGCAGCCGAACAGCGCAAACTGGCTCGTTATGGTGCAGCCACAGCCTTCCTTGGCTCTGGCGAAACAACTGGCGCTGCCGCTGCCCGTGACCTTAATCTTCGCAACGCACTCGAACAATCCCGTCTTGGCGCAGCTCAAGGCTTTGTTGCTGGTGGTCCAACAATGTATAACTTGGCCTCACAGCGCCTAGGACAACAGCAGAATATTCTAAACAACTATCTAGCCGCCTCCGCGCCTCAATCTACTGGTGGCTTCCAAGCCACTCCTTCAGCCGCCAATCCGTATGCCTACGTAAATCCTAACGCTGGATTCCTTGGCGCGCAGAATGCGGCGGGGATTTACAATACGTTGGCGGATTATTCAGCACAGACGTATGGCGCGCAGGTTGGGGCGTTATCTAGGCAGGAAACTGGATCGCAAGCATTTGGCAACATTGCTTCTGGTCTTGGTAATCTATTT